TCCTTCTATACTTAGCCACATTTCACCTTGAGCCACATGTGCTCGAACTGAAAACGGATGTTCGTGATTGCCAACTTCTCTATTGGCCTCCCACTCTCGAACCAACACTTCGTCAGCACCTTGACCCAGTGCCCACTCTCGAAATTCGTCAAATGTTAGTTCTATGTCTGTGTTCATTGTGAGCAAGTCCTTGTTCTAGTAATTGTGCCATCGTGATTTTGAACTTCTGTCCACGCAGTACATTGTTGACTTTGTCCATAATACACTGTGGCCGGGACCTGTTGCACTATAACAGGTTGTTGTACCACTACAGGAGGATAGTTTCGAGCCATTTCATAACCAATCACCCCACCGATGATAGTAGGGGCAACCCAGCCGTAATTGTATCCAGGATAGTATCCATGGTGATGATGGTGTCTGAAACCTGGTTGTGCCTGAACTGACACACAACCAACGAGTAACATCAAAGCGATAAGTTGTTTCATATACGCCTCCTACAGTGAAGTATACTATATTTAACGTGTTTGGTCAACCTTTAGTTGACTACATTTGATTTTATTTCAGTGCCCGTTTTGCCGCGGCAGCCACAATGTCTTGGGCTTGGTTTACCGGCATAGGTACCGGACCAGAATCGTTGCCTTTGAATTTGATCACGCCCGAATTTGGTTCAATGGGCATGAACACTCCACTTAGTGGAGCCTGACTGGCCATGTTTTGAAGGGTATCAGGAGTTAGATCAATCTGCATGTTGTGAGCCAAATTCAAAAAAGTCTGCATGCTAATTTGTTTTTGGCCACCTGTGTCTCGGGCACGGCCCAATAGGAATTCAGCCAAGCCTAAAAGTCGAGCGGCTGTGTCGTCTGACCGGCCGTTGCCAACTTCGTCAATACGCATTATCTACGTCCGCGACCTAGACTGGCTGCCGGTGTAGTGGCTTCGGGTTCTGGTTCAAGTTCAGCGCCTGCATCGGCGGCGGCGGCATCAAGCCCGGCCTCTGCGCCTAACTCAGCACCCATGTCTGCACCTAACTCGGCACCCATATCTGCGCCCATTTCAGTACCAGGAACCACAGCACCACTACCTGTACCAGTTACCACACCCAGTGCGGCTTCCAGTTGACCTTTGCTGGCCTGCAAATTCTGTACCAGTCCCGACAAGGCAGCGGCAGCATCTGCATTGAACTGTGCGGCTTGATCCATGCCAACTTCATTCTTGATTGAATCAACCAATGCGGGCAATTCTTTAAATTGCATTTCTGTTGTGTCTTCCAACATTTTCTGCACACGGTCAACCATGTCTTGTGCGGCCAACACCACTTGTGCTTGTTGAATTTCTGATTCACGCAAGAAGTTGCCTGTGTTGTTTTCTGCTGCCATTGTTGGATTCATCATGGCCTTTTGCAAGTCAGAAATCTCTTTTTGCTTTTGCTTAATTTGATCCTGCATCTCTTTCTTTTTCTGCTGTTGTTGCACAGTGTTCAACGCGGCAGTGGCGGCTGGATTTGCAACTGGAGTAGCACCAGGTGCACCAAACTCTCGTAGTTGTTGTGTCAGCGCCTGTTCCATCATCATGAGTTTGAGATAGGCAGGGTTCTTTTCGCTGTAGTGAAATGCAGGACTTGCACGGTGTTCATTAACTAAGCCACGCACACGATTGAGCATGCCACGCACTTGATTGCGATTCATTGAATCAAAAGATAAACGTTGGTCAAAATGACTCTCAAATACTTTAGCGATTTGTTTTGTAGGGCGTGTTACGGCCAGTTCTTGCAGTTTCATTGTTGCTTCCTCGAAGTTGCCAGTATTTAGCCGAATTTATACATTTTGTTAATTCATTTTCTATCTGTTGGCTTTGTGATTTTTTGTGTGCGGCTTTGGCACTGACTGTTTCCCAAAAATTTCCATTACTTTTTTGGGCTTGACCGCCGCGTACTTCAATATCATTACGCAGTCTTAACAGTGTGAAATCTAAGTGTTGTATTTCGTTAGCCAAACGATATTGACGATTTTTGTCAGCAATGCACCAGGCCACAGCACTTCTAGTACTGGTAAATGTGCCTACTGGGCGGTCTTGATAGGTTAATATACAGCCTTGGGTGGTTTGGCGTAACACGTAAGAGCCAAACACACGATACTTTTCGCCATCTGCAATGATAACATGATCTAGTAGTTTTGGCAATTCTTGTTCGGCCAAGGCCGCAAGTTTTTGACTGGTTTTCATTTTAGTACGTAATGACTTACCATATAGCCCAGGGCGGCTGTTAGAAAGCCAATAATTCCCACCCCCCAACCAATCAATTGTGCGTTACGGCTGTCACTCATTTTATGTACCAGTCGATGCACTTCTAGAATAGTAGTTTTTAATTCTGCTGTGTCTGATTTGACATCATCTATACGTTGCTCCAAGGCGGTATAGCGTTGCGCACACAGTTCAACGTGGGCTTCGAGACTTTTCTTTTCGATATCAGTTGTGTCAACCATGTGGGCTCCAATGTTTTATTTATGGTCCACTATGGCAAATTCAATATTCTGGTCTGGGTCCAATTGTGCAGTTTTGGGTTGTGTGTCTAGATCATAGAACATGGGCACACCACGACAGGCTGACTTTAACAAGCCCAATGGATCGCCTTGCGAACTAAACACATCATCAAAGTCTGTGGAGAATTCAAATTGCCATTTTCCATCAGTGTGTTCTGTAGGTGTGATATCTTGTGCCTGTGTGTACAAGCCAATGATCTGTAGTATGGTTTCCCAGTTACGTTGTTGGTTTCTTGACCTAGTCCAGGTCTCTAAATCAGTAACACTTTGACCTTCACGGTCATCAAATGGTAACACATTGGTTCTAAAATGTCCTGTGACTCCTGTGGCTGTGCAGTCAAATTGAGTGGTCACACGGATTCTTGTTGGCATGGCTGTATTTACGGCCAACAAAAAACCCTGGATTTTTTACGTCCAGGGTTGCGATCGCAGAGTCTATGATTAGACTGGAGCGAAGTTGCTTGCGGCTGAAGTGAACACGGCGTTACCGGCTGCAGTGTTCAACTGCAAGTTTTGACCACCAGACGCAACTGTTGCGCTTGTGTTAGCCTGAGCCAACAGCGTTGTTGCTGTGTAAGCATCAGTTGGATAGATAGCCAAGTTCAACACTGTGGGTGCCGCTGGGCTAACTTGATACATAGCAACTGTACCTTTTTGCTGAATTGCTTGCAAAATGTTGTTGATGTAACCGTTGACATTACCAGATGTTGTCAAACTACCATTGGCCACAACTGAGAAAAAGTCTAGTTTTGGTCCTTGAAAGTTGACTGAACCCGTTGCCGCAATGTTGGATGTTCCAACAATTTGCGCATTGCCAGTATCCATGTGGAATACTGGTTGGGTGGTACCGTTCGTTTTTGTAAATCCTGCCATTTTAAAATCTCCTAAAAATTAGGCTCTCGCCTTACTCTTATTTATGAAATCGGTAAAATCTTAGGTGGTTGTGGGGTTGTTTCTCAACTTGTTTCTGGCGGTGAAATCAAAGCGATTCACCGCTTTACCATAGCCTGCAGGCGTTGCAAACACCCATCCTTCGTTGCCGGGCACTTGTGCATCCAGTTTGCCCAACAAGTCCAGTTTGAGATCATGTAACAATTCAAACAGCACAAAGGCAGCGGCCAAGGCGCCTTCGTTGGAAGTAGGGCTACGCAGGTATTCGGTAATGTTGCGGAACTTTTGCGGAGTTTGTGTGGATTTCAAGTAGTTCATAAAGCCTGGCACCAAATCTGAGAAATCTCCTGTGTAAGCAGGGTATTCAGGATTGATACGCCGGTTGATATAATCCACGCACAACTTGGCTAGATCAGTAATCTTGGCAGCACGTAGTTCAGCAGGATTGAATAGTGTGTCAATTGCAGGACCCATTGAGCGCAACAGACTCTTGATCTTCTTCACATAAGGGTTTTCAATTTCCACAGGCCGGGCATAGATAGGCTCAATCAACAACAAGCCCGGCACAGGGTTGAATTTGACTCTGGCCAGTGGTTGTTTAACAGCGCCAGCATTCTCGTACATGGTATGTATGGCCACGCCAACTTCACTACTGGCGATTGCTGTGCCTAGTTTACTTTTTAACGGAATACGATATTCTACTGTGTTGGGTTTGAATTCCACATTGCCTGCTACCACAGGAGGTGTATCGGTATACAACAAATCACCTTTGACATAGCCACGGAAGTTGGCAGGGGTTGCGGCTTCTAGATAAGGCCAAATCTTTTGATACACTGGCAACAATGTTTTGACTCTGTTGGCCACATTGCCTTTGGCAGCGGCATTGGCATCACGTTGTGTCATGTTGGCCTCAATGGCTCTGGGACTAGTAAACAAACCATCGTAACCCACAGCCTCAAATCCCGATCCATCTGTGAGTACAAACTCCCCTGTTTCGGGCTTGCGGCCAAATATCACAGCAGGCATGCCATCCCATTTGACGCTTGCAGTCTTGGAATTTTCTTTGAACGCATCCACAATGGCCAGGGCTGTTTTGACACCGGCTGTGCCATTTCTAAATATGTAATCTTCCAGATGCTCAATGCCCTTGGCTTTGCCGCCCACAGGTGCGGCAGCAGGCATGGGTTCAGGAGCGGCTGCTTCTACCAGAGCATACATGCCTTGATTCACAATACGATCACGCAGACGTGCTAGGAAGTAAACGTCTCCGCTTTCTTCCAATTGTGTGGGTTCTTTAAGACCTTCTTTGGCCAAATACTCATGGAAGTCTTTTAATTTATTGTCACGATCTTTATCCTTGGCCAGGAACGAATAAATGCTTTCTACATTGCCCAAGTCTCCACGTGTGGCTTTGGGACCTAGAATGGCCTTGGCCACATAGTCAGGATCTTGACTCACAAGTTTGTTGTCTGTACGACTGAACATGCCATTGGCACCTATCTTAAGGCCCAGTTCTTTGGCAATGCTACTCATTAACACAGCACGGTGCATGCCTTTGTAGGCACTTGGCGTAGTTTGGTTGTAGTAGAATGTGCCCCAATCCAGGTTGGGGAAAAACATAAAGTCTGTTTGTACAAAGCCAAGATCGGGTCTGCCGGTAATGGGAGTACGCAGGTGAACCTCACCCGACTTTTTGACCCAGTTTCTAGGATCTTCGCCATGGGTCCGAGCCCAGGCGTCTAGTCGGGCGGCCAACTGTTCTTTGGAGATTTCACTAGCATCAACTGCTAGATCCATGTCGCCTGATGTGGGTGCTTTGCCTGTACTACCTAGCCAACGTTCACGTGGGAACTCTAGTCCAGTGAGTTGTTCCAGCCATGTTATTGTGCTGGGCACATCTGTTTGATTGATGCGTTGTGTGAGTGAGTTTCCGTCTGCATCTTTGAATACATTGCCACCTTCTAGGAGTTTCATTGTACGTTAAATCCCAATGCCTGAAGATAATTTATAGTTTGTGCATCTTTTGAGGTAACTGCTGGCAATGCACCTGTAATGGCTTCAATGGCCGCCAATGTCTGAGGTGGTACTTGTGCCTGATTAATAATGATCTGTTGTGCGGCCTCTTTTGACTGTGCAATTGGTTTCTGTGCGGCAGGTTTTTGTCCAGCAGGTTGCTGTGCGGCAGGTTTTTGTCCAGCGGCTGGTTGTTTTACAGTTTGAGCCTTGTTGGTGGTAGTTGCTTGCGAACCTGCAGTCAATCCAGTTGCGGCTGTTTGAATCAGTTGTGTAAACAATTGCTTTTCAGTGGCAGGATCCAACGCTTCATTTAATTGTAGACTTTCAACAGTTGGTGCGGTGCCACTGGCTGTTGGTACACCACCGGCAGCGGCAGACCCTTTAAATCCACTAGGTGTAGTTGCTCCAAGTCCTTGTTTATTTTTAAGTTGTGTTTTGAGTTGCGCCGGGTTCGGTTGCTTTGGCGCACTAAGTTTTTTAATTATGGCCAACAGTTGATCTTTGTTGGTAAAATTAGGAAGATAATGTCCTGCTAATAAATTCTTTTCCACCCAGGCTTGCAGGGTCTGTTGATATCGACCATCGGTACGATTGATAAAGGCGGCCTTTTGTGCAGGATCCGCAATACTTTTTTCCAACTGAGTAGCAAATACTGTCCAGGCTTTCTGTGCCTTGTCTGCCATGGCTGTATATTTCTGGCCCATTTGTGCCTGCTGGTAAGCAGTCGTTACTCCGCCAACAGCGTTGCTTACACCTTGTCCAGCGCCTCGAACTGCCGCAACACCTGCGCCAATTTTTCCAGCCACATTTTGTGCAAAGTCCAAGGGACCTTCATTTAGTTGTTTTGTTGTTAATTCATGAATTTGCATGGGTACGTCTCACTGTTCTTTCAAAACGGCCAGCATCTCTAGTGCGAATAGCATTGAGCAATTTACGTGTTAGATTTTCTGCTTGCTCGGGCGGAAAAGCGGCGTCAATTTGTTCCAAGAGATTGATAGCACTGGCTATGACGTTGCTTGCACGGCTCTCTATCACTAGATGGCGCTCACGCTCAACATACATTGAGTCTAATTCTTCTAACAAACTACGGGTGCGTTTTTGCATTTGAGTCAGTGACCTTTGATTTATTTATCGGTTATTGGCGTTAGATAAACCAATGATACAATTAACAACGTATATTAAGATTGTTTAATCTGCCCCAGCAGTTGTTTTAATTTAGCACTTTGTACGTCGGCTGTGACCTTGGGTGCTTCAAGATCAAAATCTTCTCGAGGCTTGGCACGTTCCCGGGGCGGGCTGTTTTCGCCGCCTTCTTCTGTAGTTTTAACTTGACTTTTGGCCTTGATTGAATCCATGATACTAGGCTTGGCGCCGCCACGGAAGTTGTCTTTTTCATCTCCGCCTTCGTCTGTGATACGCATGGTTTCAATGTTGTATTCTAAATCAATCTTTTGTCCAACGCCGGTTGAACTACGACTCTTCATACATTGTATCTGATACTTGCCACGCTCTTTCATGGCACGTGACGTAAAGATACCAAACACGTTGTCTGCTGTGTTGATCTTACTAATACCACCTGAAATGTGCGAGTGATCAAATTCAACTTCTTCCACTGCACTACGATTCAATTGCGATGCAGTGACCATTAACACGCCCAGTTCTTTGGCCAAGTTACGCAATTCTTCACTCACATACTTGTCTTTTACAAACAAGTCATTAGGGCTAACTTTGGCACTGACCGGCATCAGCAAGTCCAAATAGTCAATCATCACAAAGTCTACTTTCTTGCCTGTTTGAATCTGATACTCTTTCAAGTAAGCCCGTATGTCATTGATATTGCTTTGTGCCGGCAAGCCTTTCACTTGATAGTTGCCTGACTTCTTGGCCACAAGTTTGACCTTGAGTTCGGTTGTGTCCATGTCGCGCCTAATATCCTTGGTGCTCATGTTTGTGAGCATAGCATCTGTTCGCAAACTGGTAAGTTCTTCACTCAGTTCAAGTGTAATGTAAACACCGCTGAGTCCTTGTTGCAACCAGTTTAGCGCAATGTTCATCATCACAAGTGATTTGCCTGATCCTGATCCTCCGGCAAAGATGTTGAGTTCACCACGACTGAATCCACCGTACAACAGTCTATCCAGTTGCGGCCAACCTGTTGATACTTGCCCGCCCGAGTTAAAGTACTTCTCAATGCGAGCCTTGGGATCGGCAAAGTAATCCGTGCCCATGTCTTTAGTAAGTGATATTTGTACAGCATCTTTGATGAGTTTTTCAACAGGTTCAAACTCACCTTTTTCCAACAAGTCTGCTGATTTTAAAATAGCACGTTCAAGTTCTTGACGTCGTGTAAATGCTTCAAACTCGCCCATGAACCAGTCAAAGTGACCTTCATTCAAGTCTGGTACTGGTGCAAGTTTAACGCCTGTGGTTGCAGAGATCTGCTGCCTGTCGGGCATGGTCTTGTGTTTGTCCGAGTGTTCTTTGATAAATTCAGCCGCGGGTCTTAGACTCTTGTCAAAGTTTTGCGGATTGTAGATGTTTTGAACACGCACATAACTGGTTGCGTCTTCCAACATCATTTCTAGAAATAGTCGTTGGACATCAAGTCCGTAATCTTTTAACAAGTTGCTTCTTCCTTATTTCTATTTTGATTTTACTAGTTTCTCTTGCTTGCATAATAGTTAGCAGGGCTCCTAATCTGCCCAGTTTTATCACAGCGTCATTGAC